CTTCAAACAACTGATTCAACCTTGGCAAGCAGTAGGTGCTAAGGGTGTGGTGACGCTTGCATCTAAATTGATGTTGGCACTGCTTCCACCTCAAACCACCTTCTTCAAGTTGCAACTGAGGGACGACAAGCTAGGCACTGAGTTGCCTGCCGAGATGCGTTCCGAACTTGACTTGAGTTTTGCTAAGATCGAGCGGATGGTGATGGATTCGATTGCTGCTTCCAGTGATCGTGTCGTTGTGCACCAGGCGCTTAAGCACTTGGTTGTTGGTGGTAACGCTCTGATCTACATGGGTAAAGATGGGCTCAAGCATTACCCACTGAACCGTTATGTTGTAGAACGTGATGGCAATGGTCACGTAATTGAGATCGTAACCAAAGAACTTATCAACAAAAAACTTCTGCCAAAAGCTTTGGTAGATGAGAAGATGACCAACGGTGTGGTTGGTTCATCCTTGCATGGTGATGATGTAGAGATCTACACTCACGTTAAATTAGACAACAACCGCTGGGTGTGGTACCAGGAAGCCATGGACAAACGAGTCCCTGGCAGCGAAGGTAAAGCTCCCAAGGACGCAAGCCCCTGGTTGGTGCTGAGGTTCAATACGGTTGACGGTGAGAGCTACGGTCGTGGTCGGTGCGAAGAATTCCTGGGTGATCTGAAGTCACTCAACGCACTGTCACAGTCTATTGTGGAAGGTGCCGCTGCTGCTGCTAAAGTAGTCTTTGTGGTATCGCCCTCAAGCACCACGAAACCCTCCACCATCGCCCAGGCAGGCAACGGTGCGATCGTTCAAGGTCGTCCCGAAGACATCGGTGTTATCCAAGTGGGTAAAACTGCTGACTTCAACACTGCCATGACGATGATGCAACAGCTTGAGCGTCGCTTGGCTGAAGCATTCCTTATCCTTAACGTTCGTCAATCCGAACGCACTACAGCGGAAGAGGTCCGCCTCACTCAACTCGAACTGGAACAACAGCTTGGTGGTCTATTCTCCTTGCTGACTAATGAGTTTCTAGTTCCCTACTTGGATCGTAAACTGCTGGTCCTGCAACGTAACGGTGAGCTGCCTAAGATTCCTAAGGATCTAGTCAACCCCACTATCGTTGCTGGTATCAATGCACTTGGTCGTGGACAAGACCGTGAATCACTAACCACATTCATAGGTACTATCGCACAGACTCTTGGACCTGAAGCGTTGATGAAGTATCTCAATCCTGATGAAGCTATCAAACGTTTGGCAGCTGCACAAGGTATTGACGTACTCAACCTTGTCAAGAGTATGGATGACCAACAAGCAGAGATGGATGCACAGATGCAGCAAGAGCAAGACATGGCTATGATGCAAGCTGTACCTAATGCAATGAAGGCGCCTCTCTTGGACCCAAGTAAAAACCCTAACGCTGGTGAGATTGTCAACAACGTGATGGGTGAACAAATCATTCCCCCTAATGAGTAAAGTATGGCAGAAATCATGACCTATGACTCCACCAACGATTCGGTTGTGATGGAATCTATTGAGTCCAATGAAGCAGAATCCCTCGCCCTTGGTGAGGAGCTCATGGCTCAACAGGAGCAACTCCTGGCTGGTAAATATAAGAATGCACAAGAGCTTGAGAAAGCTTATGTGGAACTCCAGCAAAAACTTGGTTCACAAGAAAAAGAAACTAGTGAACCTGAAGAAACACCTGAGGAACAGCCTGAAGAAGAAGAGTCTGACTCGGCTGTAGATTTTTTGTGGAAAGTCAATGACGAGTACGCAAAGAATGACGGCAAGCTCAGTGAAGAAACCATGGAAGAGTTCGATAAGATGTCTTCCAAAGAATTGGTTGAAGCTTACTTCCGCTATCAGAATACGGTTGAACAAAACCAAGAACCTCAAGGTGTTGAACTGACTGATGCTCAAATCAACGAAGTCCAAAATTATGTGGGCGGCGCTGAGAAGTATCAGGAACTAGTTACCTGGGCAGGTGAGAACTTCTCCCAAGAAGAGATCACTGCTTTCGACAGTGTTGTTGAAACAGGTAACATCCCAGCTATTCGGCTGGCACTACAAGCTCTGCAGTATCGCTATCAAGACAACATGGGTGTAGACGGTAACATGATTCAAGGTAAACCTGCTCAATCCCGTGAGGTCTTCCGTAGCCAAGCTGAGCTTGTACGGGCGATGAGCGATCCCCGCTATGATCAAGACCCTGCTTATCGCATGGAGATCATGGATAAACTGGAACGCTCTGGACTTGAATTCTAATGAACGACACTAACATCTGGGCTAAAGAGCCACCCCTTATTATGTCTGATCATCCTTACGGTGTCCCACACAACGAACGAGCTGAGCAGCTCAACGGTCGCCTTGCTATGCTTGGTGTCA